GAGCTTGCACAAATGGAAGCCGCGCGAGCCGAACGCCGGGAACAGGAGGCGCGGTTGGCCGGGCTCGAGCGTTCCGCCGAACTGGCAAGGATGCGGGGGGACAGCGCGGGCAGAATCCGCGGTCTTGACCGGGCAGCTGAACTGGAGCGGCGCACGCGCAGGTTCCAAGACGAAGGTGCGGAGCCAGTCGCGGCGCGGGAGCGAGCTTTGTTCGAGCTGGACGAAGAGGCCAAGGCGCGGATGCAAGGCGACTTCCGCGATACGATCAAAGGCGGCTTCCGCGCCGCGATGGATGGGGACTTCAAGGGCTGGTTCAAAGGGTTCCTGCAAGAACGCTTTGAGAGAAGCTTAGAGGACGCGCTTAATAACATTGCGGACACTCTGATGCGCTTGTTCCAGCAGGCATTCGGGCAGGGCGCCCAGGCTCTCAATGGCGGGAGCGGCGGCATGGATTGGGGCGCCATCGCTGGCAGCGTTGCGAACCTTTTTGGGGGCGTAGGCGGGCGTGGCGAAGCTGGGGCGATGGCTAGTGCATGGGGACCGATCTCGGCCGGTAAAGTTCCCGGCTTTAAGACCGGCGGATCGTTCGAAGTCGGCGGCCGCAGCGGCATCGATGCAAACTTGATCCAGTTTCGCGCGACCAAAGGCGAGATGGTGAACATCCGCCGCCCCGGGAACAACGACAACAATATGAATATCCGCGTCGTTAAGGGCGATCTTTTTGACGTGATCGTTGACCATCGGGCGCGAGGGGTTGCCACTCCGATGATAAGTGCCGCTGCACCGGCCATTGTTGGGCAGACACAGCGGACGATGCAGCGCCAAGCTTCAAGGCGGATTCCATGATCGAACTTCCGCCTTGGGCCGTGCCGAACAGCGCAAGCCCTTCTTACATCGATTTCGGCGGGCTGCTTACGCCCGGCCTGGGCGGCGCGGTTCAGCGCATCGATCGGATGGGCAATCGCTTCCGCATCGCAATCGGCTTCCCCCCGATGGCTTCGGCCGATCGCGGGCGGGTTCTTCTTAGCCGCCTGTTGCGGGCGAAAACCGAAGGCATCCGCATTGAATTCCCGCTGCTTGGTTTCAAGCCGGGAGCGCCGGGGGCGCCGAAGGTCAATGGAGCCGGGCAAAAGGGCCGTACCCTGATCGCGGATGGCTTCACGCCCAACTATGCGATCCGTGAAGGGCAGTGGTTTTCGCTTGAACACGAAGGCCAGCACTACCTTCACAATGTCGATGCTGAAGTGTTGGCGAACGCGGCCGGGCAAGCCACCTTGTCGATCAGCCCGATGCTTCGGGTGGAGCCTTCAGATAACGCCACACTGCACTTCGCGCGGCCGATGATCCAAGGCTTCGTTCAGGGCGAGCGGTGGGATTGGGAAATGAGCCTTGCCCATCACCTGGGGCTTTCGGCTGACATCGAAGAAGCCGCCTGATGGCTTTCGAAGCAGCGAAAACGATGGTGGCGGGGCTGGTGGAAATCACCCTGCCCACCACCACGCTTCGCTATTGCGATGGCGGTTTCGTTTACAAGGATGGCGATAAGTTCACTTCTTCCGATCCGGTTTTTGGCGCGCTGGAAAGCCTTGAGCCGGTGGGGGAAAGCATCGGCGATGTAGCGCCGGCGGGGCGAATGACCTTCCTACCCAAAAGCCTCGCCGCGGCCGTCGATCTGTCTCAGCCGTCTTTTCAGAACTCGCCCATTCGAATGTGGCTTGCCGAAGTGGATGGGGAGACCGGGCAGATTGTCGGCACTCCCCAGCTAATGCTGGATGCGCTGCTAGACACAACCGAACTCCGCTTGGCGCGCGGCTCGCGGGTTCTTGAGATAGGTTTCATTTCGGCATCGGAACGGCTGTTCTTGATCCAAGAGGGGAACGTGCTTTCGCCCCGCTTTCACAAGAGCATCTTTCCGGAAGAAACTGGTTTGGACAACGCAACCGGCGTCAGCCTTTCGGTGGCTTGGGGCGTGGAGGCACCGCCGCGTGGCTACAGCTACGGGGGAAGCGGCGGCGTGGGCGCGGGCAGCAAGAATTCGTTCACTTGGCTTGGCCAGGAATTGGAACGCTAATGAACGCCAATCCCGTTCTCGCCCGGCAAGAAGCCTTGCGGCAAACAGTCGAACGCTTCCGCGATAAGCCCTTTGAGTGGGGGAAGAATGATTGCTGGATCATGGCGCGCGCTCACCTTCGCGCCTTGGGCGAACGCCCGTCGGCCACGCCTCGCTACAAATCCGCATTGGGCGCGAAGCGAGCGCTGAAGCAGAAGGGCTTTGATAGCTTGGTTGAGGCCATGGATTCGATGCTTCCCCGCATCGCGCCCGCCGAAATGCTGCCCGGCGACATCGGGGCAGTGACTGGAATCGAAGGGGTAGATGCGCTGGTCATTTCCGCCGGCCACAAGGTCTTTGGCTGGCACGAAGAAGCGGAAACGCCAGTGTTCATTATCCCGGCGCCGGGCAAGATCGAGATTGCCTGGAGGGCGCACCAATGAGCAAGGTGGCCAAGGTCGTCGGCACGATCGCCAGCATTGCCGCAATGATCCCTGGGCCTCACCAGCCATTTGCCCAAGCCATCGCGGTCACGGCGAACGTGGTTGCCGCGGTCACTGCCAAGCCGCCACCAGCCAAGGGCAGCGTGAACGATGTAAGGATCGGCTCTAATATGCCCACGCCTTGCGTGGTGGGCAGAAGCTATATCGGCGGCGATATGGTTCACGATGTCGGTTATGGCGGCAGCACGAACCCCTATCGCTCGATGGTTCTCGTTTGGTCTGTGGGGCCGGTTCATTCGGTTGAAGCGATCCAAGCCGACTTCACCACAGTAACCTTCAGCGGCGGCAACGCGACCGGTTATTATGCCAACTTCCTTTACCGTAGCACCAGCCTTGGCCCGGTTCCCCAACCCACAGCTTTGACAGGGCCGTTCGGGGCTATCCCCGGCTGGGGCAGCACCGCGAAGATCAGTGGCAAGTGCCACGGCTTGTTCACTCTCAAGTTCGACAAGAAGGGTAAGAAATACGCGAGCGGGGTTCCCCAGCTTGGCGCGATCATCAAGGGCGCGCTCTGCTATGATCCGCGCAAGGATAGCACTTACCCAGGAGGTTCCGGCGCCCATCGGTTCGATGATGAAGGCACTTGGGAGTGGAGCGACAACCCCGCGCTTCACGCGGTTGCCTATGCGCGGGGCCGCTATCAGAACGGCAAAAAGGTTTTCGGCTGCGGCTTCGCTAAAGACGCGATCGATCTGCCCGCCTGGGTAGCGTTCGCCAATATGTGCGATGCTAACGGGTGGACGGTTGGCGGCGTCATTCAGGAGCCGGGCAGCCGCAAGGATAATCTGAAATATCTTTGCGAAGCCGGCGGCGGGGAACCCGTTTTCGGCTCGCGCCTCTCGGTACGGTTCGCTTCGCCCAAGGTGGCTTTGGACACGATCAGTGCGGCCGATCTGGCGGATGGCGATTACGTTGTGCCGGCTATGCGTAGCTGGCGCGATCGCATCAACGTCATGGTGCCTCGCTACCGTTCCGAAGCGCATAAATGGGAGTATGTCCAAAGCGATTCCGTCACCATCCCTGCCTATGTCACGGAAGATGGTGAGGAAAAGACTGAGGAGCGGCAATGGTCACTTGTTCAAGATAAGGATCAAGCCGCCCAGCTTGCCGCCTATGCCCTGGTGGATGCCCGTGAAACCGGCCCGATCGTGCTTTCATGCAAGCCGCGGTTGGCTGCCTATCAGGTGGGCGAAGTCTTAGAATGCGCGCCAGATATGGCCGAGCTCGGCTTGTCGGGATTGGAATTGGAAATCGTTGAAAAGAGCGTCGATCCCGCAACCGCGATTGTGACGCTTACCCTCCGCACGGAAACGGCCGGCAAACACGCTTTCGCCTTGGGGCAAATCGGCACCGCACCGCCCACGCCTACGCTGATTGATCCTGAAGAACTGGATGCGATCATCACCAGCAATGGCGACAAGGATGCCGTCACGGCCGCGCTTATCACCGCCTCCTCAACCAACCCGACGCGCGCGATCGAAGCAAGCGAGAATGGCACAACGGCATCGATCAAGATGGTGGCGCACAGCCGTATCTATTCCGATGGCGTTTCGGTTGCTCTTGAAGAGCAAACCTTCACAGGTCTGGTGGGCGATACTGCTTACTTCCCTTATTACGTTGATTTTGCTCGGGAGGACACAACGCCCACGGTGGTAATCACTACCGACGCCGATGCCGTTCAGAATATCCCCGGCGCGCACTCCCTCGGCCGCATCCGCACCCCCATCATCGGTTCGGGCGTGGTCTATAGCGGCGGCGGCGCACAGATCGGCCGCGAGGTTAGCCCGCCGGCTGCTGTGCGTGATCCGGTCGCGGAGCTGGAGGAATATTGATGCCCACCACGCAATACATGATCGGGGATTATACCCGCGATGAATGGCTTGCGCTGCTTGGCATCGTCTCGGCCAATGATCCCAAGCTTTCAGTGATCAGCAGCCTTAGCTGGGGCGGCAATGCGCTGAAGGTGTTGCGCGTCAACGCCACCGAAAACGGGTGGGAGTTGGCGGCGGTCACCAGCGGCGTGACATCTGTGGCCGGAAAGACAGGCGCGGTTACTTTGGAAGCCGCTGATGTCTCCGACTTCGCGGAAGCGGTGCGGGATCGAGTGGGCGCTACCTTGGTGGCCGGTTCGAATGTCACCATCACCCCGAATGACGGCGGAGATGTCATCACGATAGCTGCGGCGGGGAGTGGGGGCGTCATCACCAGCACCTACGCGAGCCTGCCTAGCGCCGCGGGATCAACGGCTCTTTACCTTGTGACTGATGAGATCGGCGGCGCCACGCTGGTTTTCTCAGACGGCACTGTTTGGCGGCGCGTTCAGGATCGGGCGGTTGCATCGGCAGCCGGCAGCTTCACTCCCACGTTCAGCAGCGCCAATGTCTCACAATCGCCAGCGGGCACGTTCACCCGTACCAGCGGCGACGGATTCAACACCGAGTATATGGTTTCTGCGGAGGAGTTCACCGGCGACGTTGCCTTTGAATTCAAGACCGATCCGGCGATGCGGTTGGGAGCGGGCTTCTCGATTTCCGCTGTCCCAAACAACATCGACGGCCAATTGATTGGCGCTTTCGCCTCCTATGGCACGACGTTGAGCTTTGACCGGGGTACCACGGCCGCGATCACGTTCACTACTGCATCAGTGATCCGTGTTGAGCGCATCGGCACGACAGTGAACATCAAAATCGACGGCATGACGGTTAAGTCGCTGACCTACAGCGGATCGCTCTGGTTTGCCTTCTTCCCCGACGATCCAGGCAGCAAGATCACAGGCGTCTCGCGCAAGGTTTAAGCGCGCTTTCCAACGGAGAAAACAATGCCAAGCACAGGACGGCGCGACCTAGTCGCGAACCGTTGGGAGCCGTTCGTTCACACGATCGACTTCGAAGGGTTCAACTTCACCGGCGCCACTTTCATCATGCAAGTGCGGTTGATGCGGGATGCCCCCGGATCACCGCTTGTCGATCTTGGCACCGTGGGGGGCGTCGGCACCGAAGGCATAACCTTGACCGGCGTGGCCACGGTGAACGGCGCGTCTGTCTCTTCCGTCTCCATCCGCATCAACGAAGCCACGGTGGAGGGGCTACCGGCGGCGGGTGAAATCGGTGACGATCTAGACCTTTTCTACGACCTTCAGATCACCCCGGCAGGCGGCGTCAAATATCGCGCGCTTGAGGGGGCGTTTACGGTTCACGCGGGAGTGACAAAGTAATGGCCGATACCATCGTTCGTGTGGTGGATGGCACCACTCGCGTCATCGTCAGCGGCTCCGAACTGCTTCAGCCGATGGTTTCAGCCGCGGCCGCGAGTGCCGCCGCCGCCGCAGATAGCGCCGCTGAAGCAGCGGAAAGCGCATCATCTGGTGGGATTGCCGCCGTCTCGGCTTTGGTGAAGGGCTCTGTACCGTCACAGCGCAACATCTTCGACAAGAACGCCATTACCTCAGACGTTCTGATCGTCGCAGCCAGCGGTGCTGCGGGCTCCATCGTTTACGGGTACGCCACAGACTTCATGGCGGTTGCGCCGGGGCAGAGCATCGTTCTCAGCCATGCTTCAGTTGGCAACAGCGGCTATGGCTACGCTTGGTACAATGCCAACAAGGAGTTTATTTCGGGTAGCGGTGCGGCGGTTGCTGCCAACTCCCCCATCACAGTTCCGGACGGTGCCTATTTCCTGCGGATGTCGTTTCAAACCGGCAATCCCGATCCCGCCAAGTTGATGGTGATCACGGGGGCCACGCTCCCCACTAGCTACCGCGGTTTCAACCTGCCGGATCTTCAGCCGACACTGAAGGCAGCTTGGCAAAGCGCAGATCGCCGGCACGTTCTAAAAAAGAACATGTACGATGCCGATCGCGTTGTAGCGGGCGTGCTGCCCCTGAGTGGGGGAGGCGAGCAGAACATCCCCACCTACAGCATGACCGGATATATTCCCGTCATCCCCGGTGAGCAGTTTAAGACCTACCCGGCCTCTCACCCCGGCATCACCGGCACCTTCGAGCTGCGCTGGTTGGATAAGGACTATGTGCGGGTGGGCGGCACGCCTTTCCCGCTGACGAACGGACAGACACACACGCCCCCTGCGGAAGCTGCTTACGTTACCTTTCCCTTCAAGGACGAAGACAAGCACAACATCATCGTTCTGCCGGCTGCGGTCACGCCAGGCATTGCCATGTCGCACCGCCCGGCGATGGTCACCGATGCCAAGCAGTGGGCTGGCCGGAGGATCGCGCATTCGGGCGACAGTCTGTCAGACCTGATCGATCTGCCTGAGAAGCTGGCTGCGTCCTTGGGGGCCACCCTCGCGGGGAAGTCAGACTGGACGGGCAAGTTCGCCGTGCCTGACATCATCAAGTCGGCTGTGACAGGTTTGGATTTCACGACCCAAGAGATCCAGCAGTTCGACATCTTCACGATCTGGCTCGGCTCGAACGACAGTGTGGGAGGCCAGACCCTCGGCACCATCAACGACGCCACCACCGCGGACACCTTCTTTGGCCACTACAAGCGCGCGATCCAAACGCTGCTCACCGCCAAGCCGTCGCTGGTGATCGGCCTGAGCACGATGGCCTACCACCACGGCACCACCGGCACGGAGCCGTGGAACTCGTTCCAAGCCGCCATTCGCACCATCGCTGATTACTACAACCTGCCGCTGCTCGAACTCGAAGCCACGGGCGGTGTGAACCCCTTCAACACTGGCACCCTCCAATATGACGGGCGCCACTGGACCGATGAAGGGGCCAAGGTGGTGCTTGGCCGCTGGAAGGCTTTCTACAACAGCCTCTATCCGAACGATGCTGTTTGATCGGAGGAATCTGATGTGGCGGATTATCACCCTTCCGTTGCTGCTCATGCTCAGCACAGCCAACAGCCCGGACCCGACGAAGCTCGGGAACGCGCTGGCGAGCGTCAACGATTGGCGGGCGATTTCCATCGTCCTTGTGGTTGTGATCGGCATGCTCATGGGCTTCATCGCTTGGCGGGAGTTCGGCTTGAATCGTCTGGCGAAGGCTCTGGACGGGGTAACCAACGTGCTTTGGGCGCTGCGCCTGGCCTTAGCCGAACGGGGGATCAAAGCAGACGATGGAGAGCCAAAGTGAAGGGGCTTCGAAGCATCGGGGCTGCCTTGCGCGCTGCGTTCCTGCCTCCGTCCAGTGCGATACCGGCCCCGCCAAAGTCGCGCAGCTTCAGAGAGGCGGTAGATCGCCTCACGAGCGAGGCATCGCACCTTGTGAATGAGGTGAATGCTCAGTCCGCGCCGAGTGACCCCATCGATGACTTGGCGAGGCGCCGATGATCCACGATCTCATTGTATGGTTGTTCGGCGTGTCCGCATGGGGCGCACTGTGCAACCTGCCCGCGTGGTCGCGCCTGTTTCTAGAGCGTGTTGCTCACCCGCAGCCCTCCTACCTCAAAGACAAGTACCTGCTCGTTCGCGGCGGCATGGTCTTTCAAGCGATAGCCGTGGGGCTGGCCTGCTGGCTCCGTGCCGCAAGCTTCATGGAATATCCCCAGACACAGCCGCCGCAGGTCATCTCCTTGTTTGGATGGTGGCCGGTATCGCTGCCTGGCTGGGGGCCGCTGGTCTGGATCGTCTTCATGGCGATCGCCGAGGTGATGTTCCTCCGTGTGGCGGCACTCAACGCTCAACAGGCGGGGCGCGTGTCGTGGGCGTGGATGATCTTCGTCTTCGGCTTGCTGCTCTGGACGCCCTTTGTCGCGATCATGCACCCTTGAAGGAGAACGTGATGCCTGAGTGGAAATGGCCCGACGCGCGCGGGTGGATCGGCATTGGCGTCTTTGCCCTGTCGGTCATGCTGCTGTGGATGATGAAAGACCCGGAACTGCGCGGTGACGAGTTCTTCCAGACGATCGCCACTGTGATCATCGCGAACGGGCTGATGGCGGTGATCTCCTGGGCCTATGCAGCGACCAAGGGCGGCGGTGAGCTTGCCGAGAAGAACGCTGCCATCGTTGCCGAGAGCGCGACGGCTACCGTTACAGCCGCTGCGGTGGCCGCCGAGAAGCCTACCGAGGTGAAGGTGGTGAACCCGCCCTCTGACCCCGCCATCGTCACAGAGGCGGCTCCTGCGCCGGCTGTGGCTGACGAAAGGCCCGGCTATGCTGTCTGAGCCGCAATGGGCGCTGATCTTCGGCGCGGCAAAGAAGCGCGGGGCGCGCTGGCCTGATCTTGCTGACGTGGATGCGTTCAAGCGGGAGGTGGAAGGGGCCTTTGATATACAGGCACCCGCTGAAGGTACGCGTGAAACACGCACACCCTCTGGCCGCCAAGTCAGCCAGCGGGGCATTGACCTGATGCACCAGTTTGAGGGCTGTGTGCTAAAGGCTTACAAAGACCCCGGCAGCAAAGACGGCCTGCCCATTACTATCGGCTTCGGCTCCACGTCTGACCTAGACGGCAACCCGATCAAACTAGGCACCGTGTGGACCAAGGAGCAGGCTTGCGCCAAGTTCGCGCAGGATCTTCAGAAGTTCGCAGCGCAAGTCGATAAGCTGATCGGCTCGGCTCCCACGGACCAGTCGCAATTCGATGCCTGTGTCGCGCTGGCATATAACGTAGGCGTCGGTGCCTTCGCCAAGTCTACCGTTCTCCGCAAGCACAAGGCGGGCGATCACGCTGGTGCTGCTGCCGCCTTCGGGATGTGGGTAAAAAATGATGGGGTGACGATGCGCGGCCTAGTACGTCGCCGCGCTGCCGAAGCCGCCTTGTATCTGGCAGACGGCTAGTGATCTACATCGGCCTGCCCACCGCCGACATCTCGGTGACCAAGGACAGGGTGATGTGCGGCTTCCCGGATGGCACGGAAGCCGTCAGCGAGATCGCCGCTGGCAACGCCTCTAGCGCGCTGTTCTGGGGCTATGACGACCCCGTTCGCTACTACCAACACCACGATCTGATCCACGCCTGGCTCTGGGACCGTATCAAGGGGAAGCCGTCGCCCACCCTCTGGGCGGTAGCGCATGACCTTCCGGCACCGCCTGAAAACCGCGAGGAAGAACAGCTAGTCAACCACGTCCAGTATGCCTTGGCGCAGGATTGCGTGGCTGAGTTTTCCGCCTTCTTCGCCAAGCGCATCGGGCGCGACTGGAGGCAGGTTCTACGCACCCTCACCGAGATGCTGGATGATCTGGGCATTCCGTTCCCAGAAGTGCGCCGGTCATGACCCGCCTCTGCCGCTTCCTTCAATCCATCCTAGCCGCCAAACAAAGGAACTTGCCGTGAACTTCAAGAAACTCGCATCGAAGGTCTATGCGAACCGGAAGATGATCATCCTCGCCGCCTCGCTTGTAGCGCCGGGCGTGGTAGCCAAGGTCGCTACCAAGGTGGCGAAGGTGAAGGGCAAGCGCAACTAGAGCGCGATCCACCCGTTATCCCAGCGCGCGTTACCCCCGTTTCGCGCGTTTCAGGAAACTAGCCCCGCCTGGCCTCGCGCCGGCGGGGTTTTTCTGTGTCTAGCGCCACTGCTCCCCCTGAAGCACAGCATCGGCCGCATGATCATGGCCCATGTCTCTGAGCATCTTAGCTGTGGCCTCACGCTCGGCAATGATGATGCGCTCTGCACCCTTTAGCCAAGCTATGTCTCCAGCTTGTCCCGGCATACCTATGCGGGTGAGATAGGCGGAGATGTCGGTGGTGCTCATTGTGGGGGCGCCGGTAGGGGCATCCAGTGCGTCGGATCAAAGCCAAGCGGCGCTTCCGTCCCGGTCGCGTTGACGCCCTGCCAGGTGCCTTTGCGATCGCGGTAGCCGTGGCGGACGCGCCCATGCGAGAAATATTCGTGGAACAGGAGGATCGCGCACATGTCAGGTGCCGCCTCAATTGATCGCCACTCGCTCATCTCATTCTCCTAGCAGAATCGCGCCGGATGTTCCAGCAATGTTCTCATGGCAAACGCGACCTTCCGAACGACGATGGACTACTCGCGGCACCGTGCGAGCTGCCGGATAACCTGTCGCGGCTGTGGGTACGTCCGCCTGGCCGCACCCCCGCTGCTCCTCCAGTGGTTCCCCATGCCCCTCCCTATCCGAGAGGCAGAACGCCGGCTTAAGTGTCATCGCTGCGGGGAGAAGCGGGCTCGGATGGTGCCGGTGCCGATGCCGGCCCGCTAGACGATCATCAGCAGCACCAAGCAGGCGATCGCCCAGGCTGCGATCAGCACGTCCTCCAACGCGTCCAGAAGCTTCCTCATGCGCGCTGTAGTCACCGCGGATCACGAAAACTGTCGGGAGAGGTGGACCCGCCTCGTTTCCGATAGCCCTCCGCGCGTTTTCTCTGGGTAGTTCAAAGCGCGGCAAGCGGGTCCAGGGGCTTTGTAGCAGGGGTAAGGGTGGGGTGTCATGGGGTGGGTGCTTCTGGAAGTGGCATCCAGTGGGTCCATTCCTCCGGGCTCGGGCTATCGGTCGCCATTGCCAGCAACTCTTCCGAATATGTCCAGAAGCCGTCCTCACCGATCTCCTCGGCGTCCTCTGGGCTGTATTCGTTCCAAGTCACAACTTCCGGCCACTCGAAGCCGGGTGACCAGACGAAGATGTTGGTGCCGTCCTTGGGGGCTGTTTCTATCGGCTGCCATGTCATCTCTCATCTCCCTTATCTGTGCGCGGTGAAAGCGGGGGTTAGGCTGCGAGGAGCCCCACAAGGCGTTCGACGTGCTTTTGATCAACGCCAGTCTCGAAAGGCGTCTGAACGAAGCGCGGCAACTGCTCCGGCAGCATGTCGCTGTCGTCATCAATGATGGCCCACGATGTCACCTCGGGGTGCCGTACAAGCCAGCGACTGATTTCCCAGCCTCGGGTTTCAGCGATAAAGATCGCACCTTCGCGCCGCGCCTGGGGCGTTCGCCAATCGGAATGGACGGGCAACCCGGCGGCGATAAGCTGGCCGAGCGTGTCATCAGAGTAGCGCCAGGTGCTGCTCACCACGATCATCGCGCCGGCACGATCACAAACCTCGCGGATCAGCGCCACCTTCTCCGGCGGCAGATAGCGGTTGTTGTGAGTGCGCCAGAGTTCCTGTCCGCTTAAGACCACGCCGTCGATGTCGAGGAAGAGGATGGGAGCGGCCATCAGAAAGCCTCCTTGTTCGGTGCCAGTTCGAGTCTGAAGGCGATCTTCCCGCTTCGTTCACGCCCTCCCGCCCCTGAAACCCCCGCATCCTGTCTCTGTGAAACGGCCTTGGCCTGCCCACCGAAGGCATGGAAAGGGGAAGGGTGCGGCCTTTACTGTGCTGCACCCTGGAGCCCATCATGCATCTTCGAGCCGGTAGACGCGGCCGCGACCTTCCACCTTCTCGCTAGTCGGCTTGGCAGTCAGTCCTCTTTTCGAGAGCCCCGTCATAGCAGCCCGGACGGTATGCGGGAGCCATCCGAATCGCTCCTTAAGTTCGTCGATGGTGGCGCCGTCGGGCGAGCGAAGCGCCGCGATAAGCTGCGACTGCTTGGAATTCTCGCGCGGAGCGCGCGGCGGGCGCGCAGGCGCTACCTCCCCGCCCGCGTCGCCACTCTCGCCCGCAGCGCGGCCCGTGTCCGCCACGGCGGCCCGTCCGGCTTCGGTGACGACGTACTGCGAGTTAACGGTGTCCCAGACGAGGTGTCCGGTCTTGGCGAGGCCGTCGGTGACCTTGGTGAAGGCACCGCCCTTGAGCCCGCCGTCGCCTTGGGCGGCGACGCCGTCGTTGTTGATGGCGCTGGCGAGAAGGGCCAGGCCGGATTTGGTGGGGCTGGTCATGCTGATCTCCGTGTTGCGGGGATCAGGACAGATGCTCAGCTTTTTGAGATCATCCACTCAATTCGGATGGAGTGGCGGAGAAAAGGAGCGCCACGCCGAGCGCGACGCTCCTTTCCGTCAGGCGGCCTTCGCCCAGCTGTCCTGCAGTGCCTTGCTCGGCACCAGCAGGTTGCGGAAGTAGGCATTCTCAGCTTCGATGACCAAGATACGATCATTGGCGCTAAGGTTATGGTCGAGCCGCTCGTAGAGCTGCTTCAACGTGAACGGCGAGGTGACGTACCAGACCGTTTCGAGCACGCGGGCGTACTCGGTTGCGACGCGGCCGATGTGCTTATCCATCTCGGCATGCGTCGGTGTGCGACCGTTGAGGTCGTAGGAAACGAAGTATCGCTTCATGGGGAAGAGTCCCTCTTCGTGGGGATGTGGACTGAGTCGAAAGACTCGGGTACGAAGAGGCCCGCGGGCGCATCGCCAAAAGCGACGCACCCACGGACCAGAGGCTCAGCTTATGGTCCGGGCGATGTACCACATCGCGCACCTCCTTCCTCTCTCGGGGAACGGACGTCACACGGTGCTGCCAAGCTATACGCGTGTGTCGTCGGGAGATCGGAGCGGCGGGCGATCATTGATCGTCCGCCGCATCTGTTTGGAGAACATCGTCATCCGGATCGTCGTCCGGGTCCACGATGTCGAACATTTCTTCAGCCGGCCAAGGCCGGTCAGTAAACCACCATCCCCGCCCGCGCTTGCCCGCGAACTTCGGGCTGTTGGAGAGGCGCGCCGAGATAACGTTGATGGCGTTCTTCTCCGGCAGGCGAAGCCCGCGGTGCGCCATCTCGTTGACAAGCTCCATGGTTTTAATCGGCCGACCTGTTGCCTCCATCATCTCGGCCGCCAGATCTTCGGTCGCCTGCATGATCGGCGCGGGCCGTGGACGAACAATCCTTCGGGAAATGATGTCGCCAAATTGGCCCCCGACGGGATTCGCCCGGTCCACGCTGCCGACGACCGCTACATAGGAATGCGCCAGGTCAATCATGCTGCGCAGGTGCGCCTGCTCGGCTTCGATCGTGGCCAAGCGGCGTTCCATTGCGGCGATATCGAACAT